CACCACGATGGGCGCGGTCACCGGGAACACCTTGGCGGTGCCGTCGAGCAACTTGAGGGCGATGCCTTCGACCTGGGCGACGTCGAAGGTCATCCCAAGTTGTCCTGAATATAGAGCCCGTCGTAGCCCTTGGTGGGCACGTGGTAGGGGGTGCTGTCGGGGGCGATGGCCTTCACCTCGCGGTCGTAGGCGTCCGAGGTGTCGACGTCGCCAGCGACGGGGGTGTACTTCCATTGACCGAGAGCAGCGTTCACGGCAACACAGGCGCCGTTGACGACCTTGGGCACGCGGGTGGCCTTGTTGACGATGTTGATCGTCACCGTGTACCCGGTGGTGTTCACGGCCGCGCCGTTGCGGTCACGGATTGTGAACGTCATCGGGTACGTGTCGGTCCGCTTGCGCGTCGTCATTTGTCGAAATCCACTGTCAACGTAGCGTCGTCAAAGAGAACGGTCAATTCGGCGTCGTCAAAGTCGACCCGTAATTCAGTGTCATCAAAGACCGCAAATAGCGGCGCGTCCAATGGCGGAGAGACAACGCCGGGGAACACCAGCCGGTACACCTTGCGCAGCAGCTCGACGGGCTCCCACGTTTCCCAGGCCACGCGCCAATTTGAACGTCCAGCACGCGGAGGCGGGTTGTTGACCACCGCCGGCGGGGGCGGGACCAATTTGCGGACGACGCGACCGATAATTGATTCCGGTTCTTCTTCGCGGCGTCTGGGCGTGCGCGGGGGCGGATTGTCTGCCACGACCGCGGGAATGATTGGCGCCAGCGGTCGCCGTGCGCGCGGCTCGTCGGGGGCTTCCTCGGGAACGCGATGCGCGGTCCGCGGCTGTGGGCTGTCGGGTGCTGCCGGAGGCGGGATCGGCGCGAACCGCTTGGCCGCCCGCGGCTCCTCGGTGTCCCAGGTGGTCAGCACCTGCCACAGTCGGCGGATGAATGGCATCGGGTTGGGCACCGCGGGGCCGGCGAGGGCGACGGCGCGCACGCCAGCCTCCGACGTAGCGCCAGTGACAAGGCAGGTGATGTTCAACACCTGACCGGGGCCGCCGGCCTTGTAGGTGATGTGGACGTTCCACTCGCTGTTGGCGCTTACCCCGATGCTGATGGGCGCCGCGCTGCCATCCGAAAGGCTCGCCTGCACCGTCGCCGTGCCCGGGGACAGGTTGATAGACCGCAGGTACAAGTGCACCGTGCGAACGTTTTCATCGGCCACCACCGTCCATGACCACCCGTTGCCGGTGCCGACGCCCGCGCGCAGGTTCCCAGCATTCGAGCCAACGGAAATCGGGTCGCCGTCTGTCCACTGGACCACGTTGGTCGGGCCGCCCGACGACCACCCCGGCGTTCCTCCGCCGATCACCGTGTAGTCGCTGATCTGGTTCGCGCCCGATACCTTGCGGACGAAGATGTCCCCAAGCCCCGAGACGAACTCCCACGTCCGCCAGTCCGTGGTGCCGACAGCCGTCAGGTCGACTACCGCCGACGATGTGTCATCGGTGACCGACAGAGAGCCCTGCCCGTGGCTGAATAGCGCCTTGCGTGCCCGCGGCTCCGGCTCGGCCCGTGACTCGTCCGCCAGCATGCGCGCGCGGGCCGTGGATGCGCGCGGGGGCGGGTTGTCGGGCGTGACAGCCGAGACGATGGGGGCGCGTGCCCTGCGCGCTCTGACGTCCTCGACGTCCCAGCTCGATCGGACGGCGTCCATCCACTGTCGTGATCGCCAGGCGGGTACGTCGATGCCGATCAGGTACCGGAGGGCCAGGTAGGTGCGGATCGTGAGCTGCTCAGCCGCCGACAGGATGCGCGAGAAGACGATCACTTCGCACATGTCGCCGGTCCATCCGATCCCGGCCTGCTTGCGGTTCCACGACATCACCGTAAAGCCCGTCCCGCCCGAATCGGCGTCCAGGTTTCCCGACCCTGTAGCGAAGGCCACGACGCTGCCGTTAGCCTTCATGATGGGCGCCACAGCAGATGACCAGGTTGCTTCGTAGATGATCGGCGACGTTGAGGCGTTCACCGCGTCTGACCAGGTGTGCGCAGAGTCGTAGAACAGAAAGCCGGTGCTGCCCTGTGCGTGCGCGAACGAGTTGGTGGGGATACTCGTCCTGAATTCGAGCAACCCACCGCCCGCTGTGCCCGCCGACTTGGCGACCACGAACACCGTGCGATCGCCGCCGGCAGAAACCAGATTCGACACCGTGTTTTCGAGCCAGGCGTTTCCGTTGCCTGTCCATCCCGGCTTGTTATTGATCGCCGTCGCGTTGAAAGGCACGGTGCCGCTATTGGTGACGTTGTTGCCGCGTCCAGACCAGTCGTCGACGCTGGTGACGTTGCCGGCGGACACACGCGCGCCGTCGCCGCGCAGCCACAGCGCCAGGTCGGGAATCGTGACCGGCACGTCCAGCGCAGAGATGGCGTCCGAGTGACGGCGTGGGCGGACATCGTCGGGCGCATCGTCGAGGGCGCGACGCACCCGCGCGAACGGCTGGGCGACAATCACCGCCGGGATGGGCGCGAAAAGGCGACGACGCGGCGGTGCCTCCTCGGCGGCCTCCTCGATGCGGCGGCGGCGGGGCGATGGCTGGTCCGGCGCAGCGCCTCCAGCTTCCGCCAGGGCAATTACGATCGTCGCGTAGTCGTCGGTGCCGCTGGCCGCGGTGAACGTCGCGGTCTTGGTCCCCGTCGCCCCGGCGTCGCTCTTTGATTCGCTGCGGGCCTGGTCCCCGCCGCCACCGTTCCAGCCGGAGGCGCCGAGGGTGAACCCGGTGCCGGCGTTGGCTGGGCCTGGGTTGTTCTTGCTGTGGGTCTGCGCCCAGATGAACACCGGCGTTACAGACGTCGACCCGGACGTGGTGGCGGTGATCGCGTCCGTCCCGGTCCCGGTCGACGGCTGGAGGTTCGTGCCGGCCGCCTGGTAGGGCGTCGCGGTGAGCCCCGCGAGTTCTTGCACCCAGATCTTGCGACCGTCGCACACCCGGTCGTAGGTCACCGTGACCGTGATCGTCCCGCTCGATGCGATCGGCGCGGTGAAAGCAACCTCAGCGTCAAAGTTGTAGAAACACGACGAGACCGCCGCGCGCTGCGTGTACGTATTGGTCCCGTCGGCACAGGTCATTGCCGGCGGCGGCGGACCGAACGTGTTGCTGTAGCCGTACCCGACCACCACCAGCGTGTTGCCCGCCGTGACAGTGATCGACTGTGTGACCGTCGTCGACGTCCCGGATGGGGCCGACTGAGCCGTCTGGACGATCGAGCCGGCCATGGGCTACGCCGGCACCCCGGTGATCGCGTTGACGATCTGCCAGGTGTTCGTGTCGATGCAGAACAAGTCCGGATCGAAGCCGGCCCCTCGCACGGCGTTTCTCGACTGGACCGCGATGGCCTGAAACGCACCGTTCGCGCCGGGCCCGTCGTGGGCTGTCAGACGCTGGATGCGCAGGGCGTACTGCGCTTGCAAGGCGGACAGGTCGATGGGGTCAGGTTGTACCTGGGGCATGGCCTATCCGCCCACGGCAAAGCCGACGATGAGCGCATTGCCCACCGTCGGCTCGCTGAACATGTCCGGGGGGTGCATCACCCCGGGTCGCCTAGATCTCTTCGTACGTGAGCCCGAAGCCCCAGCCGGTCAGGATGCCGGGCGCCGCGGGGAAGTAGAGCCCCAACCCCGACGCCATGCCTGCCGCCAGCTCGATGACTTCCTTGGCCGTCGGGAGCCACTCGAACCCGTTCAGGTTGTTGAACGAGTACTCGTTGATGACCGTCTTGGTGCCCGCACCTTCGGCGGACGCGTTGATGCCGGCGGTTCCAGCCGCGCCAGCGGTGCCGCCGGTGATGACCGCCACGTTGGGATCGTGCCGCATCATCTTGGCCGGGGTCGCGCTGGTCAGCGTCGGAAACGCGGTGACCTGCGTGACGAGCTGGATGCGCGTCTGCGCCGAGGTCGCGTTGCCGGCCTGCTGCGCCCACGCGCGCAGAAGACGGATGCCCACCGACGGGGCGGCGGGCGGGTTGATGAATACGGCGGTCACCGCACCCGCGAGGGTGATGTTCTGGCCGCCAACGGAAAAGATGCGTGCCATGACTTACCCAGCCTCGTTGATGTGGTTGATCGCCGCGCGCAGGCGGGCCATGACGCCCATCCGCTCTTCGTCGGTGATCGTGTGGTCAGCGTCGCCGAGAACCCCCGCGGCGGCATCGACCTCCCCGGTCGCCGCGTTCAGGCACTCACGCTTTCGCGCTTGTTCCTTCTCGGCGCGCCGTTTGGCCAGATCGGCCTTTTCCTCTGCGGTCAATTCCACTTCAGCCATGATTGCAATCCCCCTGAGTTTGAGCCGACTGTACGGGCAAAGATCGCCCCGTCAATTCGCGCCAATTACAGGTTGGCGCGACCGTTAATTAAGCTGCCTTGTAGGCTCCGTATGCGCTCGGGCTGCCGAATCCCGCCGTCCAAGTGAAGTTCAACCGAACCGCGCCGCAACGAATGATGCCGGTTGCGCCGTCGGTGGTGATCCCCAGGTCGACCATTCGGTCTTGCCCCGTCGACGCAACGAGGACGGCAATGGCGGGCGATGGCAGGTAGGGCGTCCAGTTCCCGTCCGCGAAGGCCTGGCCCTTGGCCTTCTGGCCCTGGAGGATGCCCGACCAGTTGTTGGAGCCTTCCAGCGCGAACTGCCCGGCCAGCGTGTCAGCCGCGGCGACGAGCAGGTGGATACTCCCGTGGTGCAGCTGTGCCATGTCCATCGGCGCGCCGGTCATCTTCCCCTTGAACGTCACGGTCGCATTGCCCGCGCCCGCGCTCGGGGTGAACGTGAACCGGATGTACCGGAACCCGTACGTCGGCTGTACGACGTCGCCGCTCGACGCCACGCCCGTCGGGTAGGTCGGCTGTGACGGGTACGTGCCAAGCTCCACGATCAGCTCGGCGGGCTTGGTGGCGTCGTCGGCGTTGGACCCTTGGACGGTCCAGGTTCCGTTGACGGTGCCGGTTGTCGCAAGGGTGGCCGTGAACGACTCCAGCCCGACGGCCTTGATCCAGGTCGACAGCTTCGGCGTGGTGCCGGAAATCGCCCCTGTCATGGGGGTCAGCGACCCCATGACCATTTCCCAAGTTGATCGAGTGAAGTCCATGTTCAGGGTCCTTTCAAGTGGGTCTCGCCCGAGAAATCAGCAGGCGTTGGGAGCGGTGGTTTGCCGGCGTACTGGCCGCCGGCCTTGGGCTTCTCGGCCTCGTGGCCTTCGTTGTAGACAAGCGCAGCGTCTCGCCCGAAGAACACGCCCAGGACGCCCTCCGACCACACGGGGAGCGGCGGGCCGGCCATTGCGAGTTCGGCCTCCACCTGCGTGCGCAGCGCCTGGTAGACCTGCGGATGCCCGTCGCGGATGGCGCTCGCTTCGATGGTGTCGAGGTAGCCCGAGAGCAGTAGCTCGCGCCCGCGGTGGTACGGGTCCGCCATCACGGCAACCAGGCGGTCGAGACGCTCCTGCTTTGCGATGGACAACGGGAGCGGCGTGCCCCAGCGGTCGAAGGCCACGGCGGGGAGCTGCTGCTGTAGGTAGAGCATCGGAGGGGGCAGGGGGCCGGCTTTCTCCATCGTGTGCAGCGCCTCGATCGCCTTCATCACGTCGACGTGCGGGGGCGTCGAGGGACGCGCGGCGGGCTTGCCCTTCATCCAGCTCATGGCTCGCCGCCAAACTTGTAGCCGCCGCCACCTTCGGCACTGTCGCCGCCGAACGTGTACGGGGCAGCGGCAGGCTTCGCGTCGTCCTTGCGCCCGCCAAAGACGTGGTCCATGAGAACGGCGGTCTTCCCTCCCGCATCGTTCGTCGCCGACAGCTTCTGGACGAGTCCCGTTGCGGCGGGGCGCGTACCACCCAGCGCGCGCGCCGTGGAGGCGATCCCCTCGTCGATGCCCCTGGCCACCGGCGGGATCACATGCGGCGCCACGGCAAGGGCAACGCCCTTGGCCACCGCCGCCCCGTCGCCCGAGGCGAGACCATGGACGATCTCACCGACGCCACCAACATGCGCGCCGTGAGTGACAACGGCATGGGCCACCTTGGACAGCCGGGTGCCGTGCTGGTTCGGCGCGACGCTGGCGCGGTACTCGGCCGCCTTCTTGAGGCGCATGAGGACGGTCTGATCGGAGTTGAGCGACTTGACGGTGGCCACGTTGAGTTCGTCTGCCATCTGGTGCAGCTGGGCGGGCGACAGACCTCCGGTCGCGCCGCCGACGGGCCCGAGGCCAGACGACGCGGGCACAAGCCCCGGAGTTGTCCCGGCGGCATGCCCCGCGGCGCTACGCACGGTCTCGCTCGCCGCGTGGACGTGCTCCTCCAGGAGATCCTTCAGCTTGCCCGCAGCCAGCCCGGCGGCGGCGCGCGCGGGGGTAGGCGCCGCTCCAGGTGAGCGGTCGAACGCGACACCTTGCAAGCGGGTGATCTCCTCGCGAATCTCGGCCCCGCTTATCCCGCGCCCCGACTCGCCCGCGAGCTTGTCGACGGTCGGTTGCAGGGCCGCCGCCACCTCCTTGGTCGCGAGGCGTCCCTGTGCGCGCTGCTGCGCCTCGGTCACGACGGAGGCGAGGCGCGCGCCGTCGACCATCCCGTTGATCTTGTCGGCCGCGTCGTAAATCTTGTTCAGGCGCGTTCCGTTGGCCGACAGGTGTTCCTCGGCCGCCGCAACGAAGTGCGAAGGGGTCGTGAGGGTTTCGCGCAGGCCAGGGGTGCGACGGACCAGGTCAATGACGTCGTCGGCCTTCTCGTTGATCTTGTCGCGCATCTTCTTCGTGGCCACGTCGCCCGCGTCCGACAGAATGCGCTCGTCGGACCGCTTCAGCGCGCCGGCAAACAGCTTCCCTAGCGCCTTCGATGCAGCTGGGATCGCCGTGGCAATCCCAGCGCCGACCGTCGCGCCGGCAAGGCCGCGTTGAAACGTCTCCTCCGCATCGGCGCCCTCGGACGCGGCATCGGCTGCACCCTGTACGCCGCCGGCCACAGCGTTGGCGGTCAGCGGCGCAGCAGCGCGAGCGATCGTCGGCGCCGCTGCCGCGGGGGCACCAACGGCGGCACCCAGGCCGCCGGTGGCCGCCATCGTTGCCAGGCCGCCAGCCGTGCGCCCGGCGATGCCCGCCACCGGGTGCGCCGCTTCCCCTGCGTCCGTGCGGGCCTCGAGGGCGTTGTAATTGTCGGTGAATTTGCCGCCGTGGGCGATGGTCTCCATCAGCGCACCGGACTGGTGTCCGAGCGGCACAGCGCGGCCGGCGCTGTTGACCAGGGACTCAAGGAATCCGGGCTCGGCAGGCGCCGCAGGGGCCTGCTCGCGGGTCACCCCGTGGACGGCGTCGATGATGGCCTTGCGCTGGGCGTCGGGCGGGAGACCGTCGAACCCTTCGGTGGCGGTGGCGCGCGTGATTGCTTCGCGCACAGCGGGAGCCTTCTCGGGCGGCACGGGATCGTGCGCGTAGTCGGGCAGCTGCGCGCTGTTTCGCGTGGTGTCGGGCGCGGCGATGCCGGGCGGCGTGCCGACTGCCGCAGGCGTTCCGGCGGCGCGCTCGACGGCCAGGTTCGACAGGTACGCATCAGGATCGAACGCCATCACTTCACCCCCAGCGCCTTCAAGATCTCTTCGGCCTTCGGCGTCCCCCGACCCGGCCCCTTCGCCCACATGAGCGCCTCACGGTCGGATGGGCTCAGCGGCCCCGGTGCGCGCCGTGGCAGCGCCGCGGGCTTCGGAGGAACCATGGGCGCCGTCGACGGGATCGGCGGCGTGGGCGCTGCTGTTGGGGCAGGCGCAGCGGCGGGCGCGGCAGTGGGCGCAGCCGGTACGGCGGGAGCGCCCGGGCGCATCTGCTCGGCGGGACCAGAGCCGACCTTGATGCGGTCGCGAATGGTCCGCGCGACGCCCCTGCGCAACTCGGCGAGGTAGTCGACGGACGCCGCCGGGTTCAGGTCAACGCCGACGCCGGACCCTCCCGCGATCTTGGCGGCCAATTTCTGGCCCTCGTCGCTGTTGTTGATCTGGTCGAACTGCCGCAGGGCCTCGCCGGACTCGACGGCGAGCTGCTTCATTCGCATACCCTCGGGGGAGTGCGGGTTGATAACCCGCTCGCCGTGTTCGCGGATGAGCTGCTGGCGCTCGTGCAAGATCTTGTCGATCCGCAGCGCCGCGGCGACGCCTTCGTTCAGCTTCTCGGCCTCGCCGGTTGGCGCGTAGGTGATGGTCCCGTCCGGCCCGCGAACAGGCGCCGCGCGGGCGCTCGGCGCACCCTTGTCGGACTCGGACGCCGCGCGCGTCGTCACCTCAACCTTGGCGCCAGCGCGCGTGTGCTCGCTGGCGAGGCCTGCCACTGCGCGCTTCTTGCTCTCCACCTCGGCCCGATCGAGCGCGAGCTTGGCCTCGTTCCCAGCGATCGCGGGCGCATCCATGCCCTTAGCCTTCAGGAGTGTCTCAACGTGCTGGCTCGCCAGGTTGAACAGGGCCGCGCCCTTCAGGTCGACCTTGGTCAGCGCGAGCTCGCGGGCGGCGATCGCGTCCTTGACGCCCTCTTTGGCCATGATCTGGCTGTCGGTCAGCTTCTTGATGTTCTCGCGCTGGCGCTCCAGGTCCATGTTGATGATGTCCGTCACCGCCGAGGGCCCAGCCGCGCGCCCGAGAACGGCGCTGGCCTTCGCGTTGATGGCGTCGCCCAGGCCCGCGAGCGCGAAGCCCATCGCGAGCTTGGCCTTTTCCCAGCCTTTGCGGTCCGCGAACAGCGCAGGCGCGGGCGTTGCCCGGATCGCCTCGTTCGCGGCGCGCAGCTCGTCCGCGCGCTTCGCGATCTTGACCGTCTCGGCTGCGTCGACGCGGTCCTTCTCGCCGATGGTCGCCGCGGTTTGCGCTTCCTTGGCCGCGGCGCCCTGGGCCTCGATCGTCGCCTTGTCGGTTTCGAGGCCCGTCTTCTGGTCGACGGCCGCCTTTTCCTCCTCGGCCTGGGCGAGGGATTGACCCTCTACCGCGACCTGGACAGGCGACAGGGCCTTTGTCGTGTCGGTGACAGACGGAGCCGTCACCCGCTTTTCCCACTCGGGAGCCGCGGGGAAGTTCACTGCCACCCCGGCGCCGGGAAGCTCAGCCACGGGTCACCTTACCGGGCGGCTTGACCGCGAATTGGCCGAGGCTATCATTCGTTACATGGACCTTGAGACGTGGGAGAGGCGTGTTCGACAAGTGACCCTCGTCGTGACGTTGGCGGGGGTAATCGCGGTGGGCGTGCCGGCCTATCGCGCGATTTCCAGGATCGTGACCGACGTCCACGACGTCGCCGAGTACACCCGACTCCGCATGGCCCTTGAAACGGCGGGCTCCAAGGACTTCGATCCGGACAAGTTTCTCCGCGACCTGGCGACCGAGCGTGCCGCGCAGGCGGCGCCGCCAGTCGATCCCGCTGCCAAGGTGGCGCAGCTTGAGACGGAGCTTGCGGCCTGTCAGGCGCGCCCTCGCGTCAACGTCAATTACGGCGTTCGCAAGTAGCATCATCCCGGCTTCCCCGTCGCAAGCTTTCCCGCGGTCCCCGCCAACGATCCCCAGAACGCATCTTCGGCCGCCTGCCGTTCCTGGTCCGTCTTGGCGACAGAGATGGACGCGTTCAGCTGGGCGATCAGCGACTGTAGTCCCAGCTCCTTGAGCTTCGCGTCCGCGGCGGCCATGTCGGCCTGTTTCCGCTCCTCAAGGCCCGCGTTGCTGATACTGACGTTGGTGGCGTTCGTGGCGTTGGTGTTGTTGACGCTGACCTGGTTCGCGGCGTTCGTCTTGGCCGCGTCGTAGAGCTGGTCCTGCTGCTGCATCAGCATCTTGGTCTGGGAGTCGAGTTGCGCGATCGCCTTGGCCGTCTCGCTGGCGGCGTTTCTGTCGTTCGCGGCGGTCTGCGCGGCGAGGTTCGCCGTCAACGCGGTCATTTGGTTGTTGGCGTTCGCGATGTTGACCGCGATCTCGTTGGCGGCGTTGGCCTTCGAGGCGTCGAGCTGGGCGGTCTGGTTCGCGATGTCCCGCGCCGTCGACGTCTGGAGGTTGGCGACAGCGACGTTGGTCTGCGCCTGGAGCGTTGCGATCGACGCTGCGGTGGCGTTCGCCGCGGTGGCCATGCCCGCTTGCAGCTGGGCCTGCTGATTGCCCTGGAGGACCTTGATTTGCTCCTGGAGGTTGGTCACCGAGAGCGTCAGGTCCTTGGACTGGTTCGACTGCATTGCAGTCAGGTCCTGGGCCGCGATGCTGGTGCCGAGGGTGGCATAGGCCTCGCGCGCCTTCGCGATCTCGGTGGCGCGCAGGGCAGCCATGTCGGCCGCGCTCTTCGCGATTGCGTCCTTGGCGGTGATGGCGCCCGTACGCAGGGCGATGCCGGGGTTGCGTCCCTGCAACGACGCCGCGAGACCGTAGGCCGCGCCAACGTTCTCGTCGATGCCCTTTCGCATCAGCCATTCCGCCGCGCTGGGCGTCTTGCCCTCCGCCGCATCCTTGAGCCCGCCCAGGGCGTCGAGCTGCGCGTCGCGACCGACGCCGCCCGCGGCAATGTCGCCAACGTTGTCCGCTCGCTGCACGGCAACGTTGGTGGCAGTGACGCCGGAACCGCTCGCGCTGCCTGCGCTGATCTGGGGAGCCGCCCCGAGCTGGGGAGCGGAGACCACGGGGGCATAGCCCACGTTGGGCGTTGAGGTGATCTGCCCCGGCGTCACCAGTCCCGCGTTGAAGTCGAGCGAGGCGGGCGACTGTCCCGGTGGCGGCGCCGTAACCGTGGGCGCATTCGCAACGGGCGTCGCAACGCCCTGCTGATTGCCGAAGTCGAAGGTGTTCTTGGCGTTGGGATCCCACTGCCCGAGGTTGTGGGCGGCGGTGTCAATGGCGGCCTTGTCGGCGGCAGCGGCGCTGCCGTCGTCGCCGGTAAGCTCGGTCTTGACGGCCTTGGGGATGGCCGCCGCCGCGTGGATGAGCCCCGTGACCGGATTGCTGCCCAGTCCTAGCAGCCCGCCCGCGCCAAGCTGGCCGGCGTTCGCGTTGTTTGCCGCCTGGATCGCGTCGGCCGACGCCGCGGCGCCGCTCGCGTCGGTGGTGGTCCGGGTGCCGTCGGCGCCGTAGGTGGTCGTCAAACCGCCAGTGGCCTGCGTCGCCTTCGACGTGCCACCAGGATAGGTCGTGAACGATCCGCCACCGTTCGAATAGGTGATGGACCCGTCCGGGTTCTTGACCGCGCCCGAGATGTTGCCGACCAGCACCCCGTTGGGGTCGTAGTAGCCGGACACGACGCCGTTGGCGTCGACGCGTGGCGTGTAGCCCTCGGGAACTGCCGCCATCAGGTCACGTCACTTCCACCGATCACCTTGACCGGTAACTTGGGCGCCTTCGCGCGTTCCAACGAGTGCAGCGAACCCATCAACGCGGACTGTACAGTCGCCCGCTGGAATCACCAGGGCGAGTGAGAACGAAGTGCACTTCGAGACCTTCGGAACCATCTCGCCGGTGCCCGAGAGCTTCGACGCGGCAATCCCGCTGCTGGTGAACTCCTCCAGGTCGGCGTCGTCGTTGTTGCGGTAGATGCGCCCCCGAAGGGCAACCGTTGAGCCCCCAGCGGTCCGCGTGTACGTGACGCGGCCTCGGTAGATGCGCATGCCCTGCTGGCCGGCGGTCGCCGTCGAGCCGGTACCAGGTCCGCCGCTTCCCTGGGTGGGGCGCATCCACGGGGAGCGAATGATTCCCTCGGGCATCGCGCTCGATCCGTCGGTCAACACGGTGTGGTCGCCCTCGCGCCACATCGTCCCGTCGTTCTTGAACAACACCAGCTGTCCGTTGACCACCAGGCACCGGCGCATCCCTGCCAGGCCCGTCACCCGCCGCCAGTAGTTGAAGGTGAGGTTGTGGATCAACAGGTAATTGGTGGTCAGAAAGACAACGTCGTTCTTCGTCGAGACAAAGCAGCCGTCTAGCACCGTTTCCCGCGTGGACACCAAAGGCTGGTTGATCCACTGGTCAACGGGGGATCCGGTGAAGTCGACCACGCCTTGCTTGTTGACGGTGTGAATCCCGCGTTCTCCAACGAAGTAGAGCACGTTACCCGTGTTGACCACGGGAGAGCCGGGAAGCGCGCCCTGGTCGCTGGAGATGCGATCGAAGCGGTAGTTGGTGCCGCTGCCCGAGTCGGTGAAACCGTCGCCCGACCCGAAGTAAATGGCGTTCTTCTTGAACACAACGTTCTGCGTGTCGAGGCTGGCGCCGTTGGTGATGTCCCCGAACTCGTCATCGAGGTCAACGATGCCCTCGTTCGTGAACTCCGGCTGTCGCCCCGGGCGAAGGTTCTTGGTGTACCAAACCTCGGTGGGGTACTCGCGGTTCGCGGCCCACAAGCGGTCATCGTGAAACCAGATGACGTGCGCAGGCGGGGTGATAGCCGTCTCGAGCTCGCCCTGGACGTAGAGCACCTCGCCGTCGACGATGGCGGTGTCGGCGAGCAGATCGACATAGACCACGTCCAGCCCCGGCCCCGCGAGCGTCGAGTAGATCCGCCGATACGACGACCCGTTTGCTGCTGTCCGGTAGATGGCCACGCGGATGGTGGCTGACGTGTAGTCGGACGTGGACCACGACGAGTAGGTGACGGTGATCGTGTTCTGGGTTCCGGCCAGCGTCACCAGGAGGCCCGGCGTCGGAGGTGAGCGCCAGATGTTCCCGTCGCTGTCGATCGTCTCGATGACAACCTTGTAGCCATACTGAGCCAGCAGCGTCAGCGCCCCGGCCGCCGTGCTGCCCACCCCGGTCGGTATCCGGGGCGGGCTCGCCGTCCCCAGGCGCTTCATGGCGCTCTCGTCGAAATATGAGATCTGGCCGCCAGGAACGAACGACGTCTGTTTGTACTTCAGCGGCTTCTGAGTGAGCGTCACCGCGTCGTCGGCGCTGGTCAGGTAGGTCTGTTCGAACAGGTCCAGCGAGTAGTGCCGGACGATGACGCCCGCGTTGTCCTCGTAGACCACCTGCACCGGCAGCAGTGTCGAGAAATGCAAAGCCGACGTCCTGACGACCTGGTACAGCGCGGACAGCGACGGGCCCGCAGAAAGAGACGACGGCGTCGACACTACCGTGGGCGCGCTCTGCCCGCCTGGCAGCGGGATATAGAACTCTGCCCATGAATCTTGAGGGTCGTCGGGGTTCTGGGAGTGCAGGCCGATCAGCAGGAAAAAGGCCGTCGAGTCGATGCTGGAGTCCGCCCACGCCTGGGAATCGAGCGTGCCGCCGGCTCCCCATGACAGTGAGCCCTTGAACGGGAGTGGCGACCCGATCGCATTGTTGACCTTCTGGTTGACGCGCAGGTTGGGCGCGGTCGTCTGGTAGATCACAGACCAGTCGGCGGCGTTGCCGGCGTTGGTTCCGATCCCTGCGATCTTGGTCGACGCCACCGCCTCCACCTGGTCGTTCGTCAGGATGGCACCGGCAGAGCTGCACCGAATTACGCGTGTGGTGGGCGTTGTTCCGCTCGTCCCCACGTACCTGGTCCCCGTGGCCAGCGGATCGGCCAGCAATGCCAGGGCGCTATTGCCCAGGACCCCCGCAAGTACCACGTTCGTGGTGAATGCCGGGGTCGATGGGTTGAACTCCAAGAACGACACCGCACCGGCAGCGGTCGCGGCGACCACCGTGATTGTCGCGCCGCCGTACCAGTAGGCATCGAGCCTCGTGAAGGCGGTCGCCACTGTCGTCGTCGACGTGACTTGCCCAGTTGAATTGACGGTGAATGCTCGCAGGCCAGAGACCGGATCGATCGCGAACATCACCGCGAATGAGGCCGTGGCAGCCCCGCGAAACAGCGTCACGCCAGTGAGCGGGCCCGAAATGTCAACCGCGGCGCCAGAGAAGGCGTCGTAGGTGGTGACCCGCGTTTCCGAGCTCGTACTGCCCGTCACGGACGCCCCGATCGCCAGGATGTTGCCGACGCGCGCGAAGCCCATGCCTGCGGTCAGGTCGTTCGCGACTATCGGCTTGCGGCTCCGGTGCTGAGGCTGGATGGGCACGGCATTGATCGAAGGCGCCCATCTGGCGGCGGACGACGGCGAGTAAGGCTCCAGTCCCGACTTCCCGGCCTCGAACATCCCCGAGTCACCGAGCGCGCCGACAAAATACGGCGCCGCCTCGGGCATCGTGTCCGCCGTAACCTGCGTGAATCCGTTGCGGTGCCGCCACTCGTTGAGCCGCTCCTGAACAACGTCGTCCAGCACCAGGTGCGACCCCGGCTGAATCGCCAGCGGCGATTTCTTGGTGTCGAGCCCCCCCGTCAGGGGCCAGGACACCGGTATTTTCTGGAGTGACACGTCGTCGTCCTTCTCAA